AGGTACATTCCCTATGACTATGAAGCGGCAATTGATAAATCTGTAGAAGATATAAATGAGGTCTTTATGGAGTACATGCTGAAGACCAAATACAGGTGCGTCTACACATGTAAGGAGATACGGGCAGGCAATCAGCTTGAGATAGAAATATATCCAGAGTTCACCAGGAAAGAGGACATTCCGGAAGAAGGGAGAATTAGGGATAAAGAAACTCAAAGAAACCTGAACAATAAGAATGCCATTAAATATTGTGGAAGACTGATTATAGAGAATTTCACAAATAATGATATATGGATGACGCTTACATATGCAGAAGGGAATGAGCCGGCATGCTGGGATGAGGCTGTAAAAAATATGACTAATTACATCCGGCGAATTAATTACAGACGCAAGAAGTTGGGCTTGCCTAAAGCCAAGTACATATATGTTACAGAGCATGATCCAGACGCAAAGGTGCGCTGGCATCATCATGTCATTATGGACGGGCTTCTTGACAGAGATGTATGTGAGAAGTTGTGGAAGCTGGGAGACCGTTCCCAGTCAAAACGACTTGAGGAAGATGCTTATGGTCTTGTAGGAATGGCTAAATACATAACAAAGGACAAGCACCGACAGAAAAATGAGAAGCGGTGGAACTGCTCCACAGGACTTAGACAATTCAGAGTTCGTAAGGTTCGTTCTAAGAGAAAGGGCGGAAATGGGCGGTATGTTCCTGTAAGCAAATATATAGATACATTTGTAAGAGATAAGACTGCAAGGGAAGCAGAAATACAAGCCTGGCACCCGGAATATTCTCTTCTGGAATCACAGGTTTATTACAACGGAGTTAATGGAATGTTTTATATAACGGCAAGACTCCGGGATTGGAGAAAGAGAGATGCAAAAGGTAGATATATACATCCAAACGACAGATAGAGGACCAGCAGTCCGTAAGCATGTAGCATACATGTATGTCTTAAAGATAGTTATTAATGGCAAAGAGTTCATTAGAAACGGCAAGGGCACGCTTGAAAATGTTACAGAGAATCAGGCGGCACTGCAGGCAATAATACATGCACTTATGCGTTTCCATGAAAACTGTGAAATACGCATAAATACAGAATGTGAGCATGTGTTAAATAGTTGTAGAAATGCTTGGCCACAACAGTGGGAAAAGGACGGTTGGAAGAAAAAGACAGGTAAGCCGGTAAAGAATGCGGATTTGTGGCAGCAGTACCTAAATGTAAGCCGCGGACATGTTATAAGCTGGTCGGATGAGCCACATGATTTTACAAAGTGGATGGAATATGAGCTTAAGAAGATGGAGGCAGGACATGAGAAATGCCAGTGAAGAAGAGCGAATAAAAGCGGAGATTGAGAAACAGGAATGGTTAAGGCAGGCAATCCTTAACTATGATGCAGATAGCAGTGCCAATAATACTAATATGCGCATAAATCATTTGACGCAGGTGGCGGGTAGAATCTCCAAACTTAAAAGAGATTTGTACGAATGCCAGCATCCATCGACATATTAAGAATCAGGATGGCAACAATCCGCATAAATACAAAATGGGAGAAGCGTTTTACTCCATAAATGTCTACAAGATACTTATTTATCTAAGTATATATATCACAGCAACTATTAATATGGCAGCAGACCTCCCTGTTTTGGGGGGGGGAAGGAGAATATGAGCAGAAGCATAATGCAGGATACAAAAGAATGTTTTCTGTGCCGTATGAGAGCAGAGGGACAGGGGTATTTTGGACCTCTTACATCATACGGCTTAGAAAAGCACCATGTTATGCATGGGGTAGCAAACAGAAAGATAGCTGAAAAGTATGGGCTTACCGTGTTTTTATGTGAAAAAGACCATAGAACAGGAGCGGAAGCTGTACATAAGAGCAGAGAAACAGATTTGAAACTTATAAGAGCAGGTCAAAGACGTTTTGAACAGGTATACAGCCGTAGAGAATGGATGGAAGCATTTGGAAAGAATTATCTGTATGAAGATTCTGCAGATAACAATGTGCTTGAACAGGTATTACAGCAGCTTTTTAAAGATAATAAGCATCTGAGAGACAAAATATACACTTCAAGTCTTGAGACAGTGGAAATCATGGAAATCTTATATGCTGATGAAGCGGCGTATCAGAGTTGTGTACATAACAGGGTTTATACAATGGATATAAATCGAGAATTAGGCAGGGTGACAATAACTGCACCACCAGACGAAAAAACAGAATGGAACAGAGAAGATGTTGTGGCAGCAGTTATAGATATTTATAGCAAGACAGAGGAGGATATATGATTGCAGAGATAATAAGCTTTATAGCCGGAGCAGCATTAGCAAGTGTTATTGTCGGATTCTGTAAAGCTGGAAAGGACAACTAATGACACAGGAAACATTATTGCAGATAGGAAAACTTGGACTTGCAATAGAAGATGGCGCAAATATGGTACTGGATATGTACAGAGTCAAGGAAGAACTTACAGGGGAAGACTTATTCAAGGGAGAGCCAAGCGAAGACAGAAGCCATTACGCAGGGTATACAAAGCTGTACAAGCTCCCTGGTATGAAAGATATAGCAGATGATGCGGCTGAATATATCAAGAACCGCTTAAGTGAGGTAATTGAAGAACATTGTAAGTCTTTAGAAGTCTGTATTTCTGCATTAAGCGATGCAGTAACAGTAAAAGAGGACAAGCCAGACAGAAAGGCGAAGTCTCCCAGTAAAGAAGCGCAATGATGCTTTTGGGTTTTATTGTGCACAATGTGGTAAATATGTATCCACAATAACGGTAAGCAGAGAGACATGGGGCTACAAAAGAAATTGTAAATATTACTGCTCATATAAATGCATGAGGGCAGCAGAGAAATAAGAGTATCAGAAAGGAGCCTGGAACTCTGGCCAGAGTGATTCGTACGATGTTCCTTTCAGAAATGACATACAAAGAGTTTTTAGAAAGCAAGATAGAACTTGCACAGGATAGCGGATTTGAAGTAAATCCGGCAGATATTAACAAAGCATTAAAGCCACATCAGAGGGATGCCGTAATATGGGCACTTAAAGGTGGAAGAAGAGCTTTGTTTGAAAGTTTTGGTTTAGGTAAAACCATACAGGAGATAGAATTCTGTAAACAGGTAATAGATCACGAGGGCGGAAGGGCTTTGATTGTTCTTCCACTTGGAGTAAAACAGGAATTTACACAGGACGCTGTGAATGTTCTTGGATATGATACACCTGTTTATTGCAGAAGTATGGAAGAAGTAGAATCCTGTGACAGCAGTATTGTGCTTACCAACTATGAAAGAGTAAGAGACGGTGATATAAGACCAGATTATTTTGTTGCAACATCGCTGGATGAAGCAAGTGTTTTAAGGTCTTTTGGAAGTAAGACATACCAGACATTTCTTGATAAGTTCAAGAATGTTCCTTACAAGCTGGTAGCCACAGCAACGCCAAGTCCAAACAAATACAAAGAGCTTATACATTATGCCGGATATCTTGAGATAATGGATACAGGGCAGGCACTTACAAGATTCTTTCAGAGAGACAGCACTAAGGCAAACAATCTTACATTGTACCCGAATATGGAAGATGAATTCTGGCTGTGGGTTTCATCATGGGCGTTGTTCATAACGAAACCTTCAGATGTAAATCCAGAATATTCTGATGATGGCTATGTGTTGCCTCCACTTGATGTAAGGTGGCATGAGATACCAATACATTACGGAGATACATCTGATAAAACAGGACAAATGCAGTTATTTACAGAAGCGGCAGCAGGCTTGAAGGAAGCTGCAGAAGTAAAAAGAAACAGCATTGACCAGCGTGTTGAAAAAATGAAAGAGATTGTAGAGAGTTCGCCTGAGGAGCATTTCCTTTTGTGGCATGACTTAGAGTCTGAAAGAAAGGCAATTCTTAAGGCAATACCCGAAGTTGTAGATATATATGGCTCACAGGATTATGACATAAGGGAAAAGCGGGTTATTGATTTTGCGCAGGGAAGAATCAAGCTGTTTGCAACAAAGAAATCAATATCGGGCTCAGGCTGTAACTTTCAGCGTTACTGCCACAGGGAGATATTCTTGGGTATTGATTATGAGTTTAACGATTTTATTCAGGCAGTACATAGATGTTACAGGTTCTTACAGACAGATACAGTTGTTATAGACATTATATACATGGAGAACGAAAGACAGATAAAAGAAGCACTGCTTGAGAAATGGAAGAATCATAATCACATGGTTAAAAAAATGACGGATATTGTAAAGAAATATGGTTTAAGTCCGGCATCTAAAATAAAGCGGTTAGAGAGAAAGATGGGAGTTGAGACAGTGAAAGTACAGGGAAAGCATTATACAGCGGTAAATGATGATTGTGTTGAAGAGTGCAGAAGAATTGAGAGTAATTCTGTAGGACTTATACATACATCCATTCCATTCGGAAACCATTATGAGTATAGCGCTAATTATAACGACTTCGGACACAATGAGAATACAGAAAAGTTCTTTGAACAGATGGATTTCCTTACACCGGAGCTTTTAAGGATTCTTGAACCTGGCAGGGTAGCAGCCATCCATGTTAAAGACAGGGTATTATTTGGAAATGCCACAGGAACTGGAATGCCTACAATAGAGCCGTTTCATGCACAGTGTATAGAACACTACATGAAACACGGTTTTCAGTATTTTGGAATGATAACAGTTGTTACAGATGTAGTCAGGGAGAATAACCAGACATACCGCCTTGGATGGTCTGAACAGTGTAAAGACGGTTCAAAGATGGGCGTAGGCTGTCCTGAATACATACTTCTGTTTAGAAAGCTTCCAACGGATAAGTCTAATGCATATGCGGATGATCCTGTAAAGAAAACCAAGGAAGATTATACAAGGGCACAATGGCAGATAGACGCTCACGGATACTGGAGAAGTTCAGGCGACAGGCTTATAAGCAAAGATGAGCTTAAGGAATTTAGTGTTGATGATTTACAGAGAGTTTATAGGGAATACAGCCGTTCCAATGTATACAGCTATGAAGAACATGTGAAGCTTGCGGAAGAGTTAGATAAAAATGATAAGCTCCCAGCCACATTTATGGTTGTTGCTCCCGGTTCATGGAATAACCTTGATGTATGGGATGATATAAACAGAATGAGAACACTTAATACAACACAGAGCAGACGCAGGCAGCAGATGCATGTATGCCCACTGCAGCTTGATATTGTTGAAAGAATCATTAACAGATACAGTAATGAAGGTGATATGGTTCTTGACCCGTTTGGAGGCTTAATGACAGTTCCAATGACGGCAGTAAAGATGAAAAGATACGGCTATGGAATAGAACTGAGCTGTGACTATTTCAGAGATGGTGTTGGATATCTTCAGGAAGCAGAAAATGAGATAGAAACACCTACACTGTTTGACTTTATGGGAAATTAAAATTAAATTTATTGTTTTTATAAAATTGAATGAAATTAGTAACATAAGTAAAATAAAAAGGAGATTTTAACATTATGAATACTTTAATAACGGTAAATGATGAAGCACAGACTGTGTCAGCGAGAGAACTTTATGATGCTCTTGAAATTAGCAAGAGATTTTCAGCTTGGTTTGATTCTAATTCTCAAGGATTTGTTGAAGGAGAAGATTTTACCAGTGTACTTAAAGGTACGGAGGTTCAAAACAATGGTGGAGTGCAAATAAGAGATTTGCAAGACTATAACATGACAGTTGATATGGCAAAACATATCTGCTTAATGAGTAGAACAGAAAAAGGGAAGAAGTGCCGTCAGTATCTGATTAATTTAGAAAAGGCATGGAATACACCAGAACAGGTTATGGCTAGAGCGCTGAAAGTAGCAAATAAGACAATTGATAGTCTAAAGGAAACAAATACTACACTCCTTATTGATTATCAGCGTATGAAACCCAAAGAAATATTCGCTGATGCAGTTTCGGCTAGTCATACATCAATATTAATCGGTGATTTAGCAAAGCTGATAAAACAGAATGGTGTTGATATGGGGCAGAAAAGGTTGTTTTTATGGCTACGTGAAAATGGATACTTAATAAAGAGGAATGGTTCAGATTACAATATGCCGACGCAGAAGAGCATGGATATGAACTTATTTGAGGTTAAAGAAAGTACAGTGAATAATCCAGATGGTTCAGTCCGTATAAACCGAACGACTAAAGTAACTGGAAAAGGGCAGCAGTATTTTATAAACAAGTTTTTGGCATGAAAAAAGAGAGGCGTTAACCTCTCTTAACCCAAGTAATGTCATAACCCATGATATCTGCTAATGCGAGACATTCACTATATTTGATTGTTCCACGAGTTAATTTGTTAGATATATTCTGTGTAGTTGTTGGTTCGTGAGTTTTATTATATTCAGATATGATATCTGTCAATGTCATACCGCTTTTGGCTATATATGACTTAATTTCATTACGAATATCATTACTCATATTAAACACCTCCTTTTAGAATACTATACATCATTATGTAAAATGTTTC